AATGACCTTGATTACCAAGACCTGGTGCAGCTGTGACATCCATTGGAAACTGTAAAATGTTAGTTGATTTTTTACCTGCCTCTGGTGAATCTAAACCAGTTTTAGGTGTTGGTTGTGGACTTACAATATCTCTTAGAATGCCAGATACTTTTTTCAAAGCATATTGACTTCCAGCAGTTACGACTTGACCTTTGATTCCGTTTACGATTTGACTCATCTAAATATTCCTTGTATAACAAGTATTTATATGATATACTAGAGGTTTAAATGGCATATAGTGGAAGATACATACCGACAAATCCCAATAAGTACAAGGGTAATCCTATGAAAATTATATATCGATCTTTATGGGAAAGACGATTAATGGTTTATTGTGATAAACAAAAAAGCGTAGTTGAGTGGGGTAGTGAAGAAATAGTAATTCCTTATTACTCACCACTTGACGGAAAAATGCATAGATATTACCCAGATTTCTACATGACAGTAAGACAAAAAGACGGATCTATAAAGAAGTTTATAGTAGAAGTAAAACCTAAAAAGGACATGAAACAACCCCCTGCTAATCCAAAAAAACGCACAAAAGCATGGTTAAAATCAGTAAGAACATATGCGATTAATAAGGCAAAATTTAAATATGCAGAGGATTTTTGTAAAGATAAGAATCTAGAGTTTCTTATTCTGAATGAAGATCACCTCGCACCCAAGTATAAATAATAAGACGGAAGGCAGAAACCATGGCGGTAAGCAAATATATACAACAAGTTCAGAAAGCTGCACTAGGTCGTCCAAAATCGACAGAATGGTACAGAGATAAAATAAAAGAACTCGGTACACCAAGAGCTTTGGATTTGATACGTGACGGTAAGAGATCACAAAATCCTTTTTTTGGTCGTCTGAACATGTTTATATACGATCCTAAGTTGAAACAGAAACTACCATATTATGATACTTTCCCTTTGGTTTTACCTTTGGAAAGATACTCTGACGGATTCTTAGGATTAAATTTACATTATTTACCTATCAATCTAAGAGTTAGATTATTAGATAGATTAGTTGACTTGACAAATAATAATAAGTTTGATAGCACCACTCGTGTTAATGCTGATTACGCAGGTTTAAAAAATTTAAGATTGATAAGACCTACAATAAAAAGATATTTGAATGGTCGTGTCAAATCACAATTTAGAAGAATAGACGCAGATGAGTTTACAATTGCTACACTTTTGCCTGTCGCAAGATTTAAGAAAGCAAGTGTTGGATCAGTCTGGGCAGATTCTAGAAAGATGATATAGTGGAACAAACAATAGAAAATTTTGAAGGCACAAAAGTAGTAGAGAATAACTATGGTGGCGATAGTATGGGTGATGTACAAGCAGGTATTGAATTTATCTATCATATGAGAGAACACTTAATAGATGTAGGTGTTGCAACAATATATTTGTTTGCGTGTTACACTTTGTATCTATGGTTAAAAAGGAAGTTTGATGGCAAGAAGTAGTTTACTAGACGGATTTGCATATGGTGTTTTAAATGAACTATTAGGTTTTTTTAGAACTGATGATGGTTATGCATCACCAAGTAGATATGAAGTTATAATTACACCACCTGTGGGTATTCAAGGTATAGGAAATGAATCACCATTTGGTAGTAATAAAGATATTATAAGAAGAACATCGTTAGAAGTAACTTCAGTTGCATTTCCTGGCATGACACTTGAAACAAATGAAGATACAAATATTTATGGACCAACTCGTAAAATAGTGACAGGTCAAACTTTTGCAGATATATCAACAACAATACGTTTATCTAACGATCATAAAGAAAGAAATTTTATTGACTCATGGCAAAGACTGATTGCCAACAGAAATGATTTTTCTGTAAATTATTATAATGATTACATCGGTTCTCTTCAAATATTTCAACTTGACAGACAAGATAGAAGAAGACACGGTGTTGAACTTGTGGAATGCTTTCCGGTTAACACAAGTGAAATATCTTTAGACTATGCAACAAACAACTCATTGAGTTTTGTAACTGTTTCATGGGCATATAGATATTGGAAGAATCTGACAGATGAGGCAGATTTACCTAGATCATTACTTGAGAGAATAGGTGATGTTTTTGTAAATACAGTAGAAAGAAAATTGAGATCTAAATTACCTTCTGTATTGAGACGATTATAAGATAGGAGCGACATATGGCACTGCCAATATTAAATACTCCAAAGTATCCTTTGGAGTTACCATCGACAGGCGAAACCATTGAGTTTCGACCTTTTCTTGTAAAAGAACAAAAGGTTCTTTTATTAGCACAACAAAGTAACAAAAAAAATATGATAACTCAAGCAACACTTGACATCATAAAAACTTGCACATTTGGAAAAGTTACAGAGAAAAATCCATTATTTGATTTAGAATATGTATTTTTAAATCTACGTGCAAAATCTGTTGGTGAGACAGTAGATGTTTTAGTTACTTGCCCAGACGATAATAAAACTAAAGAAAAAGTAAAAGTAAACTTAGAATCAATAGATGTTCAAATGCCAGAAAATCACACAAATGAGATAAATATAACAGATGATGTGAAAATGGTTATGAACTATCCTACTATAAAAGATATTGACATGACAGGTGATAAGAATACTGATGTTGTGTTTAAAACTATAAAAAAGTGTGTAAGAGAAATACACACTGAAGATAAAGTGATGCGACAGGGCGATTTCACTGATAAAGAATTAGATGATTTTATGGACTCTTTTAATTCTGAACAGTTTGAAAGACTAATGGAATTTTTTAATTCTATGCCAAAAGTGAGACATGAGATTGAAGTAAAAAACTCTAAAACTAAAAAGAAAAGCAAAGTTTTATTGGAGGGTTTAGATAGTTTTTTTTAATTTGTCTTTCTCATGATAGTGTGGAAAACTATATGCAAACTAATTTTAGTTTGGTGCAACATCACAAATATAGTTTAACTGAACTCGAAAATATGATGCCATGGGAAAGAGAAGTGTATGTCATAATGTTAGTAGAACATTTAAAAGAAGAAGAACGTAAAGCAAGAGAGGAAGCTGCAAAAAGAAAATAATGGCCGATAAAGAATTAGTAGCACAAACTGGTCTGTTAACACAGATTGCTGAGTCTGTTAGAAAAACTAATGAGATGACGCAACAAAATTTAATTGCTGATGATACCTCTCAATCAATAGATGATCTAAAAGACAGTATAAAAAAAGACAATCAAGATCAAAAAAATTTAGATCAAGAAACAAACAGACAATCATTCGTTGAAAGATTAAAAGATAGATTAGGTCAATCTAAACTATTTGGCGGTTTAAAAAACTCAATAGGAACATTAGGAACTAAATTAGGTTCAGCTTTCACAAGATTTACAGCACCACTTAAAGACTTTCTTGGTAGCACAGTAGGAAAGATTGCAGGGTTTAGTTTGGGCACTATCGCTTCACTTGCAGCCGCACTTGCATTTGTAAATAGTGATATGTTTGAAAAAATGATAGATTTCTTAGCAAAAAAATTGCCTGGTGTCATCGAAAAATTTGTAGATTTTTTTGGAGAAGTGCGTGATGCTTTTGTAGAAACAAACGAAAATATTCAATCTTTTCTAGCGAACCCAGATGTGGATACATTTAAGGGTTTGTTTTCTGACGTAGGCCCAATAGTAAAAGCCCTTGGTATATTATTACTATTACTAAATCCTTTAACAGTGTTACGACTTGGTAGAAATGCATTATTTTTATCTTTTGCAGCATTAGGTGGATTATTTAAAAAAGATGGTCTTATTATGAAAGGTATCAATAAACTATTTGGCAAGGCAGATATCACAAAAGACGTAGATAACTTAACAAAGAAAGATGGTGCATTTTCAAAATTCAAAGATTTATTTGGTAAAAATGGTAAACTTGCAACAAACATAGCAAAAATAGGTGCAAAGATTACAGCGGCTGCAACCGCACTTGGTACTACTTTAGGTCTTGCAGATGATCCAGCCACAAAGAGTAAAAAGGCGGCAGGTATTGATAAGAAAGGCCCCGATTTGAAGAAATCCTCGGCCCCCAAAGGCCCTGGGTTCATTTCAAAGGCATTTCAGAATGCTAGATTGGCAAAAGGTGCAGGTCTTGTTGGAGTTGTACTTACAGCAGGTTTTGCAGTTTTTGATACAGTCACCGCAGGTTTTGAAGAAGCATCTAGACAACTTGATAAAGAAAACCCTGATAGAGCAGGTTCTAGGTTTGGACGTGCTATAGAAGTTTTCAAAGCATCACTTGCAGGTCTTGTAAATAGTCTTACTTTAGGATTATTTGATATTACTAAAGAGGATTTTACTATTGATATGACTAAAGTACCTGAGGAGTTTGGTGGAACTGGTGGTAGTATCTTTAGTTTCAACACTGATGCAGGTAATAAAAGTTCATTTCAAACTAATACTGAAAAAATGATTACTGATGTAATGGGTGGTGGTGAAGGCAATCTTGCAGAACTTAAAAGAAGATTAAATCAAGATAATGTTCAGAATGAAACTAAATTCACACAGTTAAAATCAGATCTGACTGAAGCAGTTGCATTGTTAGAGCAAAGACAATCATTACTTGAAGAATTAGATAGAGGTATTATGAATACTGCGGCAGCAGTAAATGTTGACGCAAGTTCAAACAGTGTGAATAACACACAAAATACAAGTCGACCTATTGTAGGTATGGATTTCTTAACATCAATGGCACTAGCCGCAAGACCTTCAACATAAAAAAAGGGCGCCGAAGCGCCCTCTAAATTATAGTTCTAATTCATCCTCGTCAACTTCGATGAAGTGCAAAAGACTTTTTATTTCATTACCGTCATCATTATAAAGTTCATGAAGACCTCTTCTAAGTATATTTCTTGCTGTCCATTCAGCGGCATGACCATGTATTCTAGGTTGTGTGAACTCTTTTTGCATAACATTTTTACTTACGTCTAAAAATTTAGTTTCGATATGTTTAACAGATTGAGTTGTCACAGACTCTACAGAATCATTTGCTTCAAGAAGTTTTGCAAGTCCACAAAGTAAAATGACTGACATTTTTTTATCAGTATGTCCTCTTGGTTTACTATATGCAGTTCTGATTATTTCTGATGATTGCACAAAATATTCATGTCCTATATTATCATATTGTTTTTGAAAATAAGCAAGACCTCCTAGTGTATATGCATCAATGTCTTCGTTGACACCTTCAACATCAAGTTTACATTTTTTTAATAACTCTAATTGTTCAAGAGCAAATTTGTCTCTGAATACTATTTGTGATTTAAATATTTCTTCTCTTTTCATCGTTTCACTGTCGGCATTTCTAATTTTGAACATTTTTGCTTCTTTTCGTAATTGATCTTCTTGAGAAGAATTTGAATCATGTTTAAATATTGATGCAGGTATTTTTTCCTTACCTACAATAGCTGCCATCAATACTCTATGGAAACCATCCCAAACAAAATGTTCACCACCTGTTCTTACTGCAACGTCAACATGACCTGCGACTTCACAATCAAAACCACCAGCCATTTTTAATTTATTGATTAATTTTACAACTTTAAGTTTTCTTTGATATGTGAGATCAACATAAAGATTATCAATCAATATGCCCTCATCTTTATTATAATCGTTAAGTATTTTTAATTTATTTGTAGTTTCTGTTTGAAAGTTTTCTATATTTAATAGGGTATCTTTTATTTTTTTAATCGATACGATACCTTTTAGATCACCGATTGTTCTTATTGCTATATTTTTTTTCATAACTGACTCCTATAGTAGTATGTTTTTGTATTGACGCTATGCAATACATTGTTATTTATATAAAAAAGGGCGCCGAAGCGCCCTCTAAGGATAGACTAAGGTTTAAGATTATGCGTAAACGCCATCGATTGCGGCAAGGCCTGCGGCAATGATTTCTTTCGAAGGTTTACCAATTCTGTAAGAAGTTCCGTTCTTTACAGATTTGTTTGCGTACACACAGTGTCCGTCTTCTCTTAGTTTCTCAACTACAGCTCTTGGTCTCTGTAGATTGAAAGTTGCTTTTGCGTCAGCCCAAGTGACTGTCTCGCCTCTTAATAATGCATTAAGAAACTTTGTTGAGTTCGCAAGTTTTTTTCTTCCCATAATATTACTCCTTTTAGTAAATAAGTTTTTTAAGAAATTAAACATAATATATTTCCTTTATTTGTTATTGATATTAATATAACACAATATCAAGGGTATTGTCAACACCCTTTTTACAGGGTGCGACAATATTGACCAGATTAGGAATTTGCCAACTTTTCGAAATATGACATTGTATCATCCTCTTCAATACTCTCAGGTGTAGGAGTTGTATCTGTTGCCTGTGTTGAAGGGGCTGTTGATGCAGTTGGTTTAGTTTCCTTTACCTCTGCGATTCCGTCTGCCACATTTCCGATTGATACTGTACCAGATAGTACAACATCTAATCTAGTTTTCAATTCATCGTATGATTTAAAGTTTGATTGACTTGTAAATTCAGATAATGCAAATGCCTTTGAACAAACGTCCTCAACTTTCGCTTCATCATCAAACAATTTAGAAGGTGCTTCGAACTCTGACTTGTCGTAGTTCCAATAACCATCAACTTTACGAATCTTTAATTTAAAGTTCGCACCTGAGAATGGGTCAAATGGATTGACAGGTGTCTCGTCCTCAAACTCTGGTTGCATTGCAGCCAATAGTTTGTCATAAATTTTCTTACCATATTTAAATAAGAAAACTTTACCTTCGTTTTCTGGGTGTTTTGGATCACTTACAACGTAAATGCTTGAGTAGTATGATAACTTTCTCTTTTGTTTACGAGCGATCTCTTTATCAGATTCAATACCTGTATTCCAAAGTTTTGAATTATATTCTGATACTGGGTCTTTACCTCCGATTGAGGTAAGTGAGTTCTCAATATACCATTGTCCTGTAGGACCTTGGAATGCATGAGTATAAACCTTCGCCCAAGGCAAGTCCTCACCATGCACTGCAGGTAAGAATCTTAAAACGGCATATCCGTTACCAGACTTATCCAACTCTGGTTTCCATAACCTTTCATCAGTGTATGATTTTTTTTCTTGAGGTTGGTTTTCTTCCTTGACAGCACCGAGTAGTTTGTCAAGAGAATTATTTTTACGTATGTTATCTAATGTCATCGTATGTCTCCTATGTTATCGTATGTTAATAGTTCTACGTTTTTACAGTCCATAATTTTAGAATTATTAATATATCTAAAATCATTTCCTACCCATTTAAACTTGACTTTGTTAAATTCATTGAAAGTCATGAATAATTGGGAACGCCAATTGACAGCATTAAAACCTTTTGCCGTTTCGGGTAAATAGTTTTTACTGCCTTTGTATATATTATTTATGTGATCATCATATGTAGATAGATCAAACCCAAACATATATACCTCTTCTGCACCATTTTGACAAGCAAGATGAACTGCTGTAGATCCAGCCGACCAATCTTTAGGATCACTTATTGATTCTATTTTATCGACTTGTGGATTGTCATAAATGATATGCAAACCTAAATCTTTTTTCATTTTTAATTGTAAATCTTTTTTATCTAAATGTGGAAACTCGTCTTTAATTTCGTTAACTTTTTGTTCTACCACTACTGGGTGTGAACCATTTATTATGCATGTGCCGTAGTCAAATCCATATTTAAATATTTGATTATCTTCAAAATCTTTAGTAAATGTTTCTATCATGAAAGGTTCACTTGGTATAGGATTCCAATCAGAAAACCAACATTTATGATTTTTAGGATAATCATTATCATAGACTTCGCCTTGCATTGCGTAATCTACAACAACTAAATTATCTACAGCGGTGTCTCTATAGATTGCATTACAACCCCAAGACACACCTCCATAGTTTTTTACAGAAAAACCCTTACGACTTTCACCGTTTCCATATACAAAATGTCTATTGGACTGCACGTTTCTCAAACTTTTTTGTAAATGGTTTCTTAAAGGGTTTGTTTGTAATCTTAGCAATCTTTTGACCAAGATCACTTAACTGTCTTTGCAACATTGCACAATCAAATTCTAATTCTCTGATTGTTTCTTGTTGATTGATGATAGTCTGTTTTGCAACTTCTAACTCATCAACTCCAGCCTTTTCAAATGCTTGTTTGAAATCAGACATGATTTATTCCTTTATTAGATTAATTAGCTTTACTTTACATTTATTTTTGTCTATTGTCAAGAACTTTTTATACTTATTCATAAGTTTTTTTACATCTTTCCATATCATATCATCATCATTCCATTTTTTCTGAAAGTGTGTCAATTCGTCTAATATGATCATTGTTTCCATAGACAATCTTTTTCCAAGATACTCTCTTAATAGTAAGGGGTGAGTATCGCCCCACTCAAATAATTCTTCAAATCTTTCTGCATATGGTGTTAGTTCACTAACAAAATTATATGATAATGATTGTGTTTTACGTTTCCATTCTTTATAAACTTCATCATCAAACTTTCCTACCCAACCACCTTTACAAGCCACATAGTTTGATACCCT